AGATAACGAAAGGCGCTAGGACAAAATGCCAGCACAGGGCAACGCCACACGTCCAGCCAACAAATGGACGCCACCCAGCCACGAAGATTGACCTGTGAGACGCCTCAGCCTTGTTTATCTCCAGTTGCCCCTTAGCCAGCTCTTGAGCGTGCCTGTCGGCCATTGTGGCCAGTTCATGCGCCAGCTTATTCTTCTGGTCTTTGTCTTCGATAAACTTGTCCAGCAATCCTGTCACTGGTGCGATCAATGCTTCAATCATTTCTTTGCCTCCGAATTTAAGAACACGGCTAGGCTGCCGGTCATAGCCCCGGTGACCACGCTAATCAGACTGGCTTGTTGTGTCGATAGGTCTGGCTGCGATAGCGCCCACTCAATGCAACGCACATAAACCACGGTCATCGTGAAAATCATCAGACGCGGGATGATCTTATATTCAAGCAGCGCCTTAGCCATCAGCAAGCGCCCTGAAGCGTGCCGTGAGCCGCTTGGCTCTATTAGGCACCTGATCGAACCAGCGTGAATCTTCAGCTTCGGCGGCGACTGTCAGCCACGCCTTCGGGTCTTCCATAGCCTCAGCTACTGCTGCCCATTTTTTCTTGAACTTGGAGTGGCGCGGGTAACCGAGGTTAAACGTCATATTGCACAACGCCAACGCGCCGTCAGGATAGCGCAGGTCAAGCTCGTTGAAGTCAACGCCGACGTTGTCACACAACCGGCGGCAGTCCTCAATTGTGACGGCAATGTCCAGATTAAACGCCTTACGCACGCGGTCTTCTGACACCTCAGTGCCGACCGGCAGGCCGTATTCTGGGTCATGTTCTTTAATTAAATGGCCAATTCCGAAAGTTGGTAGATGGAGATGATCTAAGTATATCTCGAACTTGCAGCCCTCATCTTCGGCCAGCTCCTCTCGGAGTGCGTCTTTATTCATCGCCGCGTCTCCAAAACGTGATCGACCGCCTTATCCCAGCTATCAGTTTCCGCAGCTTCAGTGAAGCGCGACGCTGGCAGGCGCATACTATATTGCCGTATGCTCGTAACCGGCATGAACAAGACCCTTCTTGAATTGGGGGAAACAAGGCAGAGAACATCGTAATCATCCTTTGTCGGCAAATGCTTCGCTTTGCAGCCGTGACCAAGCTGGAAATGGTGACGCGGAGATCGACCATCTTTATCGCACAATAAACTCGCAGTCTTTGCCTGCACTCGAAGAAACTCTTGCCCATTCCACGCCACCATATCTACCCGGTCTTGTTGAGCCATCGAGACGCGCCACCCTTGTGCAAGGATAGCGGCGGCAGCAATGTACTCACCAATCAGCCCGGTTGTTGTTTCGCTCATTTAAGCCCTATGGCTCCAGCCGTTGACACCATCACAGCAATAAACAAACCTACCACAACAACCACCAACGCGAAAATAGCCAAACCTATTTTTACGTTTTCTAACATTTCGTCGTGCTGCAATTGAGCCTGACGGCGAGCCTCTGCTTGAGCCTCTTTTGCCTCCCTGATGCGCTTGGCGCGCTCATCCAGAATAGATTGCCACGTCCCTGCACCAAACCTGTGGTCTGTCAGGCGGCGCACCTCAGCGACGTGTTCAGCAGCGATTTTCGCGTCAATCATTTCCTTGGCTACGGACTGAACGCCGAATTGGTCAGCCAGCCCGACGCCAGCCTTTTTGTTACTGGCTGCCTGAACCTGAGCCTGCCCATTCAGAAGCGCGTCTATGTCATTTGCAATAGCGCCGATATCTTTGGCCGTGCCTAGTGCAGATTTGATGCCATCCACGCTAGCCTTCACCAACGCTATACCGGCCAAGGCGGTGCTTATTGGTTCCATTAGGACAGCATCCCCTTTCTAAGCGGCTTACACTTCCAGCTAATCGGCATCAGGCCGTGAGCCATTTCGCCAATGTCTCTTGCCATCTCCATAGCGCGTTCTCGGCAGGCTTCTTGTGTGGAGTAAACCGGCCCGCGAGTGTCGTGAAATTCGATGCAATCGGTGGGGTTTGCTATTGCACAGGCTAATACAATTGCCTTAAACATCAGGGAGCGCGGCTGAGTACCTTGTCGAGCTTATCTTCGACACGGTGCAAAGCGTCCATTACGTTACGCATGTCGGAGCGCACATCGTCCTTTGTGGCGTATTCCTCGCGGGTCTTGTTCAGCAAAATGTTGAGCCGCTTTTGCTCTTTGCTGGTCTCGCTTAAAAACCACGCAAGTCCAGCCACAACCAGACCAATGAGTGTGTCGATAAGGCTGGTCATTTGCATTATTAGTCTTCCTTGTCACCGTCTGTATTCACAGAAGAAATAAGCGCATTTGTCATAGCGTTTAAGGCTGCTTGGATTTGGTCAGCTTGGAACCTCAACTGAGCCTGCTTTGCTTGCAAGTCACGGATTTGGGCAATGAAATATTTGGCGTCATCAGCCAGAGTGGCCTCGTCATATTCTTCGCCGTTAATCGTGACTACGTTTGATGCTGTTTCGTTCATTACGCAGTATACCCTTGACCAGCAGTAATAGCCGCATTAGCCGCAGTCATATCCTCTGTAGTCCAGAAGTCCTTAGCAACCATAATCTCAAGATGCTCAACATTCCTGTTTACACAGTCCTGCTTATCTGCTGCATCATCGCCTGCCATAGCCTCGCCAGCAATGATAGCATTGATGAGGTCAACGCTGTGACCCATTGCTGTGTAGTGCTGTGCGATTTGTTCTGCTGTTAGTTCGTCCATTAGTTTGTCTCCAGTGCTACAATGCGTGTTTCTAATTGGTCAATCTTTGTTAGTGCTTCCTGCAACGCTGCTGTTAGCAGTGGCACAAGTTTGCTATAATCCATCTGCATATAAACAGGGTTGCCATTTGCATCAACCTCGTCTTGTGTGCCAGATGCCGCCATTGGCACAACACTTTGCGCCTCGTGTGCAAGAAAACCGTCTTGGTCAGCAGTATCACGGCTCTCATTAATCCAACTATACCGTTTTGGTTTTAGAAGTTTAAGGCGAGTAACGGCATCCGTTATGTCTGCAATATTTTCTTTCAACCGTGCATCTGAAGTCGTGTTGTATTGAATAGAGGCATCATTTACACGCACTATGGAACCAACATCACCAGTGTCGCCGTTATTTCTAAAGCGAACTTGATTAAAATACCCGCTAGTTCCAGCGTTATTAAAAGTAACTAGTGGAGTTGAATTTTCTCTTAACTTTAATCGTGCGCCACCATTATTATCATCGCCCATAGCAAAAAAGCCGCTACTATCACACCACAATCTAGGATTACCATCGCCATCCGACAGCACGATGTTGTTGCTGGATGTGCGGATGTCTAGGCCGCCTTGATTGCCGTTGTAGCCGCCAATGATGGTGTTCTTTGCGCCAGTGGTTACATAGTAACCAGCACCCAAAGCACTAGCATTAACTCCAAAAAAGTTGTTTGCCGTTCCTGTAGTTACTGATGCGCCAGCACTCCTACCAACAAAACATCCGTATTGAGCAGTCGTTACATTGTATCCCGCTATGTAACCTACAGCCGTTATTGCCCTTGCTGTTGTGCTTAAATATCCCGCTTGATTGCCGATTAAAGTGTTTTCATAGCCTGTGGTGTTTGTATACCCCGCCTGATAACCCACAGCAGTGTTGCTGTCGGCGGTGGTGTTGAAACGCAGAGATTGACTGCCTAAAGCAACATTATAATTGCCAGTTGTGTTTGCGTATCCAGAGGTTGTTCCAGCAAAAAGGTTATTGTTGCCTGTGGTTGTGTTTGAACCAGCACCCCATCCTAAACCAGTATTAGATGATGCTGTTGATAAGTTTAGGGCATTGTATCCAAAAGCAGAATTGTAGTATCCAGAAACATTAGAATATAACGCTCCGGCACCTACAGAGGCGTTTTGTTCTCCGATTGTATTACTATACCCCGCCTGATACCCCACAGCAGTGTTGCCTGTAGCGGTGGTGTTGGAGTAGAGGGCAGAACGACCCAACGCTGTATTGCTAGACCCTGTGTTGTTGCTCAAGGCTTCTGTGCCGACAGCAACCATATCGTTACTCGTTGTATTACTATATCCCGCTTGCCAACCAATAGCTACATTGCTTATGCCAGTCGTATTACTATACCCAGCTTGATACCCCAAGGCAGTGTTGTAGGATGCGGTGGTGTTTGAACGGAGTGCTTGATAACCAAGTGAAGAATTACTTGTGCCAGTGGTGTTTGCATATAACGACTGAAAACCAACTGAAGCGTTGTTTGATGCTGTGTTAAATAGTAAAGCAGCCTGACCAACAGCAGTATTATTGCTACCTGTTGTATTAACATTAAGAGCGGCAGAGCCGATTGCTGTGTTAGCTGCACCAGATGTATTTGCAGGTAAAGAGGCTCTACCTATAGCTGTGTTGTCTGCACCACTTAAAGAACCACTACCAAGTGCCAAATCACCCAACGCCACGTTGTTTGTGCCAACAGGATAGTTACCATCCAGCTTGATTGTGCCGCCGTCAACGTCCAAGTTACCATTGATGTCAACTTTACCTGTTCCATTAGGGTCTAGGATAATATCACCGTTCGTGTCGGTGCTTGAGATGGTGTTGCCATCCATCTTTAGGTTATCAACCGCCAGCGCATTGATGGCCTCAGTGCCGTCAGCAAAGTCCTTTAGATGGCTCATCTGTTCGCGGATAGCGTTGTTGACGTTTGACGGCAACATTCCTTCCGCCACAGAAATTCCACCTACATCCAGATTCCCAGATGCGGTTGAATCATAATCTACCAGTTTATCTTTTGCCATTCTGTTCTCCTAAAGGCGACTGCCTTATTTATAGCATAAATCTAGCGCACGCGCACCGCACGACCGTCAGATGTCTTGGCAAACGTCACAGGGTTGCCCTGACGATCCGTCACAGTCTCATACCCGACGATGTTGCCGCCAGCCGCCATATCTTCGATTGAGCTGGCTTGGGCGGGGCTGATGGGGTTTATGGCACTGGTAATCTGAGGCCCAACTTGCTGGCCTGTCGAATAAAGCAGGCCACGCGGAACCGCGCCACTTGTGGCTCTGCTAACTCCGCCAGCCACCCTAGACGCAAGCGAAGGCATCCTTGGCTGTTGAGGCAAAACAGGCCCGCGA